ACAAACAGATGCTAAATATGAAGATGCTTATCATTACAAAGTGTTGTTCCGTCCAGAGACCATTGTTCCAGATATTGACCTCCAGACAAGTAAATAAAGCATTGTGACGCAATACGGTGATAATGTGAAACAGAAACTTGATTCTGTAGGAGGTTAGTATATGTGTTCACATTGCAGAGAAGGAAAAGGGTTAGAAACTGAATTTGGTTCATTATCCATTACTATTACAGATAACAAACTATGTATAGATTACAATGCTTATTCTTGTGACAGTTCTTTTTATCAGGAAACAGAAATTAAATTCTGTCCAATGTGTGGGCATGAATTAAACTAAAATCCGATTCTATCGGGAAATGGAGTGGTAATAATGCCGAGTAGTTGCATTGATGAAAAATGGTTATGTCCGATATGTAATGAAGAAAATTCAAAATTTATAAGTGTCTCTACAATCCTACCATGTGACCATTGCAGAAAGTCATTATCTTGGGACGGTGAAAAGGTTGTAACTTATGAAGAATGGTTAGAGAGAATACGATTGAGTAGTAAAGTGAGGGGTTGAAATGAAATTTAGATTAAATGTACACAAATTCAAATGCACATATTGCGACTTGATATTCCTTGTTGAAAATCAAGATTCAGACCCAAACAACGCTCCCTTGGATTGCCCTGTTTGTTTGACTATTACACATGTTGTCTCAATGGGTGCAATTACAATCGTAGAAGAAAACGAGGTGGAGTAAGTGAATATAACCACTCAATTTTATAAAGGAATACCTTTACGTTTAATCGAGCGGAAAGGATATAAACACATGAAAGCTAAACGCTTCACCATCAATGGTACGAATCAGAATGTGTGGATACCGAATAAACACCTGTTGAATGACGGTACAATTAAAGAAAGTGAAAACTTAGATTATATTTTCAAGAAGGCAAAGCGCCAGTTAGAAATAGCAAAGGTTGCAGTTAGTTTTTAACAGATTCCGAAATCTCTAGCGAAAGGGTGACGACATTGGACTTAGAAGCATTAAAGGAAAAGTGTGAAGAAGATATGTGGATTGATTCTGATATTGTTTTGAAACTTATCGAAATGATTGAGAAAAAAGAACATCACAGACTCATGACATTGGATGCACTCATTATTGCGCAGCAATCGGCTTCCGAAAGGTTAGGTAAAATCGTGGAGTTGCAAAAAGAACATTCCGAAATGAAAAAAGCATTGAACAGAATTAGTGATATCCCGATGTTTTCAGACAAACAAACATTAAGTGTACAGAAGGCGATTGTAATTGCTGAAGAATGTTTGGAAGATATCGAAAATTGAACAGAAACCAAATTTTGAGGTGATTTAAATGGGTTGTTTAGAATGTGGATGTTTCTTTGATACAAAGAACGGGCATCAATGGGTGTGCGACAAATGCTCTGATAAGTGGATTAAGATTGGTGAACAGGTTGAAAAAGAACTAAAAGAAAAAAGGGGAATGAAGATAACAGATACCGTTGATTGTGAAGAATGTGGAGGAAGCGGGTTTAGTAAAGCAGGAACAGGATATGATTCTGTTTGTGACAATTGTGGTGGTCAAGGTGAGCATCCGGCTTAATTTACTACAAATCCCGCATTTTGAGGAAAAAGGGAGGAACTAATGTGGCTTTTGAACATTTAGATACTGAAACCTTAAAGAGGTACAGTGAAGAAGCTATGCAATCGTATGTTAGAACACATAACAATTTTGCCAGAGATGCACATGACCGTTTTAATGATGAGATTAAACGCAGAGAAGAAAAGGGAGGAAAAGAAAATGCCTAAATTCAGAAAGAAACCTGTTGTGATTGAAGCGATTCAGTTTAATGGATTGGATGATTATCTAAAAATATGTGATTGGATTAATGCAAGTGGTGGTACTCTTGATGCTTCTGAGGTTGTGGAGTTTAGAACGCCAATTATGCTGATTAGTACCTTGGAAGGAACAATGGCAGCAGATAAGGGTGATTACATCATTAAGGGTGTGAATGGAGAATTCTACCCTATAAAAGAAGAAATATTCTTGAAAACCTATGAACCTGTAATGAAATAATTTTGTTTAAATCTGTAATGTTTTATAATTAAATTAAGGACATTACGGGAGGTTATGTTTCATGGAAATAAAGATTTGTTCATTTTGTGGCGATGAGTTTATACCTAATAGCGGTAAACAGAAATGTTGTTCTAAAAAATGTAATGTTAAGTTATGGAGAAAAAATAACCCGGATAAAGCGAAGAAATTAGAACAAAAGCAAAACGAAAAACGCAAGGGTATAAACCGTTATGATTCAGAAGTGCGTAGAGAATGGTACGCCAGAAAGAAACAGGATACCGATTGGACTGATAAGATACGTAAGCAGGAAAGGCAAAGAAACGAAAAAGTAAAAAGGTTTATTAGGAGATATAAGTTATTAGTAGGTTGTACGGATTGTGGCTACAGAGAACATCATGTAGCATTAGACTTTGACCATATTGGAGACAACAAAACAATTAATGTGGCTCTAGCTAAGAGTATTAGTCAAGCAAAAGAAGAGATGCGTAAATGCGAAGTAGTCTGTTCGAATTGCCATAGAATAAGAACCTATAATAGGTTACATGAAAAAGATTGATTATCCGTGCAAGCCTGACATTTTTGCAAAGACATACGAGTTGGTTGAAGAGTAATTTACGACAGAAAAGCTATTTGATACCAATTCACCTTATCCCCAAAAACTCAAAATTTGGTGATAAATAAAAGAGGAGCGAAAGCCCCTCTTTTTTGTTTTGTTACCAAAGCCGTATTTTGTTTTAAATTAAACTCCGGTAACTTTCTTCCACGCCGACCAATCATTAGTAGAAATATTTGCCTTTCTGAAATACATATCTGCTAATGTGACAGATTCATTGTTGGCAGGTTCAAACCATTGCGTAATGAATTTTCTGTATCCGGTGGTCGCTGTTGGAACAGTTGTTCTCAAAAGACCTTGCTTATAGGAAGAAGGTAGATTTGTGTCTCCATTGACAACTGATATTTCCACTCCATGAGTAAATGAATCAGGAAGTTTAGTTGTATCATAAGAACCCATTCTGTAATTAGTTGATGGGTCTTTCAAATCAGCAACAAAGGTATTAATCAAACCATTATATCTATTTTGTTGGTCTGTATTTGTGCTTGACGTGAAGGTATGACTTGCTTCTTTTTGTATTGCCGTACTCATAATGCCATTTGGAGATAGAAAGTCACAACCAACAATACGAACTTTAGATGTTGTACCTTGATTAAAGTCGATTCCATATCCGTTTGTGTTCCCTGTAATACCACAATCTTCAAATATGTTTCTAATAATGTCCAAACGGTCAACTGTAAATATACCTAAACCTTTTCCATCAGCCGTTCCGCATTTTTTAAACGCATTATCTTTCAATTTAACAAAAACGCATTTATCCGTTGTTCCGGTGTAACCAACAAGTGCGCTATTTCCTGCATTTTCGAAATCATTCTTGCTAATTGTCGCATTCTTAACACCTATTAAGATGAAAGGTCTTGACGCTAAATTCTTACCTTTATTGTTAAGAACCTTAATATTCAATCCTTTGTACGTATCGTCAATAGCGGAGATTGGCACTTGACGGAAATGAAATGCACTTTGTGTATCTGTCGTTGTATCAATCGAACATCCTTCAACGGTAATATTCTCCACAGGATTAGTTAATTGACTTTGAGAAATAGGAATGTACATTCCTACTACTCCAGTATTACCTCCAATATTTTTAAATTTACAATTTCTAATATGAATATTACGAATAATCGCCCATGTATTAGTTGGATTTGGTTCGATATCAATTGCACCAGGCATATTCGGTTGCGTACAGTTTTTGAAAATGCACTTATCTATATAAATTCCATCACCATCAATAATAGAGATAGCGTTTCGATTTTGTTTATTTACTCCATCGAAAATACATTTTTCAAAGTGGATATTTTCATTATGTCGCTCCTGTCCTGCATCCCCGCTACCTAGATATACACCATCTCCACGAAATCCTTTAAAAATACATCGTTTAAAGGTAATGTCACTAACACCACTTAACCGCAATTGGTGAATTTGTTCCGAAAAGGTTTGGATAGTGGACTCGAATTTTACATACTCGAATGTGATATTGCTAATATTATTTGCCACATCAACACTACCACTATTTACAGTGAAGATATTCCCATCACTTAAAATCCGAGCAACACCTCTGGCACGGATGGTTATATTTGACTTTAGGTTACCCCCAGTAATGTAGTAATCACCATGCGTTAAAATAAGTTCTCCATCATTTGCTAAACTTGAAATAGCTGCGTTCCATGCTGCGGTATCTGTGGTAACATTGCCGCTTGGTGAACTGATGGTAACGGTGTCTAATAGTTTTCCTGTCACAATCCCAATTTGGTTGGATAAATCGTTAAAATCATCATCCAAACGAACCTTTAAGGATGGTTTTGTAACACCGCTTGTATTAACCCTCGCTTGTGCTGCCTCTGGGCTACTATCACCATCTGTTACTAAAACATCTATTTGCGCCTGTAGGTTGTCTGTTTTGTCCTGAATATCCTCTTTCGTTTGCGCGACTTCTGCATTTACATTACCAAAATTAGAATTAATTTTAGGGTACATTGTCTTTAAAACATCTGACCCACTTAAATTACTAATTTGTGCCAAATTCCCCACCCCTTTTAAATGTATTTATGTTTAAAATCAAAGCTGATTGTACAAGATAAACCTGTACCATTTATAGAAACAACGTTCTCGCCAGGAATAAGCTTTAAGAAAACATTGTTGCTATCACCTAAAGCATTTACTCCATTTTCTGTTACGGTGAAATCTTTGGAATTAACAATCAAAGTCTTACTACTTACAGCTTTATTATAACTGAAAGTCTTGCCGTTCACTGTAATGCTTAATGTCGTAAATGATCCCGTCACAGTTATTTTTGGTTCTGCATTCATAGTGCCGGCATTACCTATGTTAACTGTCGTATTCCCCGTTACGGAATAAGTGTAGTTAGTATCATAATCTAAATCATAAGGCGAAATAAGCGGGATTTCATCATCCAAAGTGATATTTTGCATTTCTAACGTTGTTTTAGGACTATACGCGAAGGGGTCGTAAGCTGTTAAAGGTAGCTTGAAACTCCCTAACCTCGCCAATTTATCAACAGGGACATTAGAGGAAAGGCGCACATCATAAACCATACCTTGCTCATAATCCCACTGAAAAGGAAGTGTGCGGGGTTTTCCGTCACCATCTAATAAATGAGCCATTAAAAGCCGTATACTCGCTTGCACCTCACCTGCGCTATGTCCTTTGATGGTGCAACTTATTTCAAAGGGGCGGGGGCCTAACTCCCCGCCAAAGTCTAAAGCGCCATGTCTACCCGCTACAGTTACGATTTTATTCCGAATCTCCGGCATTGCGGGTTCTTGGGTATCTGCTTTAACGATTAATCCAAATTCTTCTGGGCGTTTCCCGCCTAATGTGAATGTCATTAGTTATTAACCCCCAATCCTCTGCCTCTGCTGTTTATTAAACGGTACATTTCACGCATAAGGGATTTTAGGTCATTATCATCCCTTACAGTAATATTAGCACCATCGAACATGCGCTCAAAGTTTAAAATGGCAGGTTCTTTATTCTCTTCTGAAAACTGCGCATTGTTATTGATTTTAGGCGCTGCTAATAAGGAATCTATAGCGATATCCGCAGGGGAAGCCGCTAAAGCTGCTACTGTTTTTTGTACATTCGGTATAGTGCTTTCTAACCCTTTTTCTAAGCCAATACCCGTCCATTTCCCTTGTTCAATCATTACTTTTGAAGGGGAAGCGATACCCAAAAACTTTTTAACTCCGTCTGGTATCATGTTCGCAATAGCGCTAACCTGTTTAGCTACGCCGCTGGCCATGCTGCTTATACCGTCAATTAATCCCTGTATAATGTCTTTACCAATCTGCGCAAGGTCTATACCCTCAAAAGTGCTAACAATATCCTGCCACATGGAATCGGCAATTTCCTGCGCTTTTTGGAAAGCGCTAGCCCAGTCACCTGTGAATAAGGCGGTAATAAGAGTTATTAACCATTGCGCTGTTTTTACAATCAATTTAAACCCTGTTTCTATTAGCGCTGCTGCAATCTGAACAGCTCCAGACACTATAGGCATAACCGCTGTAAAAACACCCTTAACAATCTCCATAGCACCCTCTACATATTGCTGAATTTGCGGCATTACATCTTGTACAATTTGTAATATTTTTTCAAAAGCTGGGATAACTACATCTGTTATTATCGGAACTAATGACTTTAAAAGATCCATAACAACTGGAATAACAGATTCTACAATCTGCAAAACCACCGGAAAAATTTCCTGCGCAGCATCTAAAATTAATGGTAGAATTTCCTGTGCTATTTGGAGAATAATCGGAACTAAAGTTAAAAGGATTTGGATAACAACAGGCAGCACAGTTTGTATAATTTGCAACACAATAGGGAATACCATTTGTACAGCCTGTAAAATTAAAGGTATAAGTGCTGTTGCTAAATCAGCAATAACCGGCGCTAAAGTCTGGAACAATTGAACCACTATAGGAAGCACAGCCATAATAACAGCCATAAGCGCTGGGAAAATAGTTTGTGCCGCCTGTAAAAGTACAGGTAGTATAGTTTGTGCTATGTTAGTTATTACAGGAATCAAAGTTAACAGTAAATCAACTATGATAGGTAGTACAGCCGCCACAATTTGCCCTATCGCTATAAACACCTGTGCAAAAACCTCTGATAAAAACGGCAAAATTGTGTTAGCTAGTCCACCTGCTCCGCCACTGATTACCCCGAATAATTGAGTGAATACAGGTATTAAAGGTTGTACTGCCGCCTTTATACTTTCCCAAATTGCTGTCATTTGAGTACGGAAATTCTCGTTAGTTTTCCATAAATGAACGAATATACCCACAAGACCTGCTATAATAGCAGCTATTAAAACTACAGTACCACCCATAGTAGCAAATCCCATTGTTAAAGGTTTTATAATTACCCAAAGAGCGGCAAAGCTGGCTTTTAGGCCGTTAACGTATCCAATCCCAATAGCAAGCGGGGCAAGGATTAAGAATAATGCAGGTAATAACATTAAAAAACCTTGTATCACTTTCGCTAGTAGTGGATGAGCTTCATTAAACTTGATCATTAACTCCGCTATCGCTGCTATAAAATTATAGACAGGTGTCATTACTGCGGAAAAGACCTGCACCATGGGTTCAAAAGCTTTTTTTAGCTTTTCAATCATGTTAGTAAAAGCCGCCGCGTACTGCGGATCCATACCCATGGCAGCCTTATGTAAGCCTCCATACAAGAAGAGAGAGGCAATACCTGCAGCTAATGCCACTGCTTGCATACGAACTAACCCTGCGTTTATTAGCATAATCATATCATTCAATTCTTTCATGTTGGCATTAGGCCCCAACATAGAAAGAGCTAACACCGCCGGCTGCCCTGCTTTTGCCATATTCTCTAAATTATTAGTTATGGCTAACAGCGGTTTATTTACGCTGTACATTACATTGCCCATTCTGTCAAAGTTAGCAGCTATTTTTTCGCTTTGGTTAGACCTAGCCAACATGGTTCCTACAGTTTCTAAAAAGCTCGCTTTCATCATATCGTTATTTTTTATGATGTTATCTGTTGCCGCTTTTTGAGCTAACCCCATTTTTTTAACACTATCCATAAACTCTTGTGTCGTGCCGCTGTAAGTTCCCATTTGTTGGGATAAATCAAAGAATCCGACTTCTGTCTTTCTTAATTCATCTTGAAATGGCTGTAATTTCTTCCTAGTCTCCGCAAAAGCTTGCTGCATACGTTTATGGGCGTTTTCCATCTGTTTTCCCATAGTATCCGCTTGCTTAGAGGCGGTACTAGATGTTTTTTCCGCAGTATCCGCAAATTCTTTCATGCTGTTTTTGCTTTTATTCATGGAATTAACAAAATTGCTAACATCTGCGCCAATTTTTACGAATAACTCCGCAATCGTTGCCATATTACACCCCCATTAACTTACCTTTTATTCCTGCCTCGCCCATCATTTCGTATAGTACAGCCGCACTTTGTTCTGGGGTAGTCTTTTTATTTTCTTTTGGTTCCAGGTCTTTCACTAATTTCTCTGGGTCTAATGGCTTTTTGAGGTGTGGAGCTGTTACCCATGAAGCTAATAGCGCCATTTCTCGCCTTTGTTGCTTCTGTCTCCACTTCCAGCCATTTAATAAATCCTCAAATTCAGAAAAAGTTAATACCCCTAATTCCTGCGGGCTTAAACAAAGGGGGCCGTAAGCATATTCCTTTACGACCCCCCAGTTTATCCCGCCTTTTACTTTCCCTCTGTTTCTTTTGGCGCACTTAGCAGCTTCGATAGCTCCAATGCTTCCATTACAGGCTCCAATAAAGTTTCAAGAGTTTTACCCTTTTCCACTTCTTCCTGTAATAGCAAACCAGTACGCTGCATTGTTAGACCCTTCATTTTTTCGCGCAATCCGAAAAAGTAAAAAGCACGAACTAGAGAAAATCCGATTCTCTTTTCGTTAAAGATTTCTGAAACCCCTAGCCCGAAATGATCCTCTAAATCTGCAGCAGAGTTAAAATCAAATTTCATGATTCTTTCTTCTCCGCCAAAATCAACATTTACAAAAGTTTTAAATTTACTCATTGTTACCCCTCCGCTATTTTAGTATTTTACTAACGCCTTTTCGTATAGCTTGTCCAAAATTAAGGTGTTACTACCACAGGTGCAATAGCTCCTGTTCCTTGCATTTCAACACTGTAAGTTGTTTCGCCATCGTATGGAGCCTCAAATTCACGGGAAGTAAGTAACACTGTTCCCTCTTCCACCGCTACGTTATCTTCTAAGAAGCGAATTTTGATCTTCTTAGCTTCACGAATAGCTTTCTTTAGGTATAGATAAGCCTCGTCACTCGCTACATGCACACCATCTGCGGATACAGACCATGTATAATTGCCGTATTCGAATTCCGAAACCCCGTCACTATCCTTACTTGTCGTGTCCACTGTTTCGCGTTCCTCCGAAAGCGTAGCCCCACGTTGACCACCTAAAACATTGAAAGTGCCTGTTGTTGTTTCGTCCTCTACTACTAACAAAATGTCTACTCCACGTTTAGCCATTTCTCATAACCTCCTATACTTGTGTTATTTTAAAGCGCAATCGTAAAATTCCACGGTAAAAACCTTGATCCTCTACCGCCTCCATATAGTCGCGCCTTATGTCGTCAACCTCAAAGCCACCATCTAATGCGATTGGTTCCTTTGAAATAGCAACCAAAATAAGATTAAGAATCTCTTTAACTTCCTTTTTTCCTGCATAATTGCTAAAAACCTGCAATGTGTGCGTTATATCCTCGCCCTGTTCTGTTTTTGTGGAGTAATCCCCCACTGTATCCTCACCCAATACAATATAAGGTAGTTTAGGCGCTGTTTCTGTGCTTGTATCTCCTTCATTATGCCATAATGTGGCACTAGGTACAATCGAATCATGTACGCCGCCTATAACCTTTTCTTGTATGTCAGGATCACCAGAAATTCGGGCGTATAAAGCTTTTTGTAATTCCCAAATAGATGTTTTAAGCACCATATTTTTAAGCATTGCCCAGCACATCCTTTAGCATTTTAACTAAGTTAGGCTTTTCTTTTTCATAAGCAGGTAATAAAAACGGGTGAGGTTTACTCCCTCTAGTTACATAGTAAGACTCGCCATCTATTTCTATTTGCTTAAAGTTGTAATCTTTTTTGCCGCTCGTAGCGGATACCGGAAAAGCCCACGGGGTAGACCTGCGGGGAACTGCTCCATTCGGGGGATCTTCACCGTGAATACCCGTACCAAATTCAACATAAAAACCGTATTTTACGTAAGTTCCCACTCTTAAAGCGTAATCCTCACCTGTTACTGGTTCTATAATAATTCTGGATCTTAGGTTTCCGGTGTCTACAGAAACATTTGATTTTGCATCAAATTGTATATTTACGGCAGCCTCGTTAATAGCGTCCTTAACACCCTGTAGTTTTTGTGTTTCATAAGCTTGTAATTTCCCTATGGCTCCATACAGCTCTTTTAATTGGATATCTATATGGATTGACATAAGATCACCCGCTTTCTTTACAATACACCCTTAAAAAGCGGTTTTCCTCTTTTACATTTTGTATAGTTACCACCATAAGATAACGTCCAGCATATTTAAAACGGTCATTCCGTTTAATATCTGGGTTGTATCTCGTTGTAACTATATGGGTGTTTTCCTGCTTCTTTTGTTGAGCTTCTGTTATTTCTTCTGGGTCTAAAGGCTCCACACCTGCCCATAGCTCCCTAACATTTGCCCAACTGTCTGTATAGCCCCCGCCACCATCTGGTATACGTGCGCCTTTTCGCTGCAGAATCAGTTTTTTGTTTAATTTTGCAATGTCCATAGGTTACACCCCTTTAAACGGTAATACTCTATATGGTTGCAAATCTGTATAATCTGCATGAGGCTTTGTTCCTCTGTTTTCATACAGTTGCACTAACCTATAAAGCACCCACTCTTTAACAGGCGGTGGAGCTTCCTGGGGCGTTACTGTTACCGTTCCATCCTCATTAGCAACACTGGTGGAGAAATCGGTGTTTAAAAAGGTTTCTGCCTCGTATAAAGCCGTATTGATCATGGTATTTATAACCGTTGCATCAAAACCGGCATCTAACCTCAAAAAGTCATACGGTTCATTATCCGTAAAGGTTACTTGTAAGGGCATGGGTTAACCCTCCTTTACAATTTCAATCAATCCCGCTTCTGCCAATACTTCAGCTGTGGCTGTTTCAAAATCAATAACCTCATTAGGCGAAAAAGTATACTCCCCCGCTGTGAAGTGCGCCAAAACTTTACCTTTTACGGTAGTCTGTTCCACTTGTTCTGCATCAGCTTTCTTTTTAGCCATTGTTACCCCTCCTTAAATGAAAAGGCTGCGGGCGCAATGCCCCCAGCCATGTATAAGATATTATTGTACTTTAAGCACTTTAAGAGCTGCTGGACGGATAAGACCGCCACCTACGCGGCGTTTGTATTTGAAACCAACTAAACCGTCTTCAATGTACAGCTCGTTGATACGTTGTACTGTACCGCCTTTACGATCTAGTACGCGGTATGCGTTCTTGAAATCTCCGAAAACAGCAACCTCTTTAGTTGTTACAACTGTGCTATCCATGTCTTCATGGAGATATACAGAGTATCCACCAAAGCTGTTAGGTGTACCCGCCTGTAAAGATGGCTGCCATAGGTACTGCCCTTGGCTGTCTTTCATAAGGCGCATTGCTTTTTCAATAGCGCGGTTAACTAGGTAGTTACCGTTTTTTGCGTATTGTGCAGCTACCTCATAAGGCAATGAGATAAGATCGTCTGCTACTAATGTGCCGGCTGTTTTCGTGTTCACACGACCTACAGCAGTTCCGTTTAGGATACCTTCTGGCTGCTCGTTAGCATGTCCAGTACCCTTAAGGAAAGCCAAATCTTCCGCAGCGGCAGCAGCTAGTTTAAATGAGTCTTGGATATAAGACTCTAAAGCTACGTCTGCATCTTCTAGCTCGTCCTCACCAATTTTTGTTAGGCCTAATAGATCCTCAACGTAGATGAAGTCGGAAAGAGTAGGTGTTAGATCGCTTTCGAAATCTGTAAGTGTTTTAGTAGCAGAAGTTTCGAGTTTTCCCCACCCCACTGTTACCTCATTCATGCTGCGGCGGCGTTGACGGTTCGTTTTGATTTCGCGAGTTTGTACCAACTGACGCAATACTGTTAGTTTAGGAAGTGCGCGGTAAATTTCGCTGTCCAGTTCTTCTGGAACAATGATTTCACCCGTTGAATCCTGCACCAATGCTTTTTCTTCCATAGTCAAAGCGTTTTTACCTTCACGGATTGCCTTAAAGAAAGCCGCTTTGCGCTCTACTGCTTTTGGATCCAAATTCTCACCAGTACCTGCATTAAAGCCTGTACGGTTCATTTTTGTTTCCATTTGATCCATGCGCTCTTTCACGGAATCAAAAGCTTTTTGCATGTTTTCAATGGAGTTTTTTGTTTCTTGCGTTAAGTCACCGAATTTCTTACGCTCCATATCTGCATTGTCATTAATGGAACGCATTTCCTTTAACAAGCCTTGTAACTGTTCTGCTAATTCAACAGACATGTTATAGCCCCCTTTTTAGTTCTTTAATATAGTTAGCAATATCCGCAGCCACGGCTTTTATTTCCGCTTCCTGCTCTAAGTGAGTGGATTTTTTATTGTCCGGCTCACCACCTGCATTAGCTTCTAAAAGTGCGGTCAGTGCTTCCACTGCGCTTTTCACTAGGTTTTCATTTTTGCTACTTAACATTTTTCCTGCTTTTAGTTCTGCGGTAAGGTTAAAAAGTAATTGCTCCATACCCGCAGCGCTCTTTACAGAAGTAATGCCAGCATCAGGGTTAGCGGCAAAAGTAACGGGACTAAATTCCCATAAGCGCACTTCTTTAAGTAATCGGGCGTTTTTCTGCTTGTCCCAATCATCCTTAATAGTTTGGTAGCCTATGCTCATTTCATCCATAACGCCATCTTTCATAAGGATAAGCGTTTCTTTCCCTTTTTCTGTAGGCGAGATTTTACCCCTTACATGCAACCCTTTGGAATCCTCATACATTTCTAAAGGCTTGCCAATTGGCATCATAGGATTATGATTGAAAAGGATTTTTACCCGTTTGCTTTCTTGCAAAGTTTTAGTAAAAGCACCCTTTACCATAATGTCCCCTACGCCGTCAACGTTACCAAAAACGCTGGCATAACCTTCAAAAACACCATCCTCTTTAGTGTCTGCTTTCACTTCAAAAGGATAACTTTTAATTTCTAAATTCATGACTACACCACCATTTTATAGGATTTTTTTACATATTTCTATCTTTTTTTTAGTTTACCATTTTACAAGGTGAAAAGAGAAGGTGTTATACATTCTTTATCCTGTATCCCTCTATAAAGCGATCAAATCTATTATCAAATGCTTTTAACGCATCTTTTTTGATGTCTTTTTCTTTTAGTCTTATATAGGAAAAACCATTTCTCCACAACCAATGATTTTTACACTTGTCCCGTTTGACCACGTCTGGCAATGAGTGCCAGTAATCTCCATCACATTCTATAACTAAGTTATATTTAGGTAAATAAAAATCAACAAACCATGGGCCTAGTTGTTTTTGTTGTTCAAAATCAATTTTTTTAATAAGTAATATTTCTTTTATAGCCTTTTCTATGCTTGTTTCCTGTTCTTTTCTCCCTTCTTTCCTTACTCTTAACCACTCCGCTTTTGTAACTTCTCCCTGTAGTAACTCCCTTGTTTTTTGGTTAGCCTTTTCTGTTTGTGCCTTTATTTGTTCTATACTCATGTTTTTGTAACGCCTTTTGTTATCTTGTGAAATATTGCGCTTTTTAACTCCTAGCTTATCAAACCAATAAACTAGGTTTTTTCGATGTATTCCAACAAGTTCAGCAATACCCTTCATTGTCATTTCTTCAATCCAATGTTTTTTATATAACCAATCGTAAGCCTCTTTTTCTGTCATATCATAAAGAATATGATTAATTTTTCTATTTTTAGTATCCATGCCCAACCCCCTCTAATTAATTTTATCAGACATGGTACACCGACACAATTAATTATTTTTTGACATGATACCCTTCAGAACACCTGCACATAATTACGTTTTCTGGGCTTCCTTCTGGGTCTGCTGGAAACATTAACGATTCCCCCATAACTTCGTAAGGTTCATTGAAATCTTTTTGTTGTCCGTTAGCTTCTTCATGCCCATCCCTTACCCTATCATCTTTTGTGCTTATCCACTCTTTCGTTAGGTCTAACCCTGTTTGTTCTGCTGCCAATCTGTTGCCGGCATTACTACTGCTAATAATTTCAGTGCGGGCTATAACAACAGACCTGTTAGGGATGATTTGATCTAAATATAATTTATCAATACGTGCTGCCATTTCAGGTATACTTTCCCCTAATTCTTCGCCAGAAGAAATGGAATTTTTTATTAACTTTTTAGTGGTATCTGTAACCTTTACCACCTTATTAGCAACGTTTTTAGTTATCCAACCCTGCACAGCTGTAGCAAAGATGTTAAATAGATCCCTAATTCCTAATTTAACCTCTACCTGCTCTGCTTGGTATTTCAACTGACTAAACATGCTATTACCGAAATCTTCAATAACAGCCATATTTACAGCAGTAAACAGCTTTTTCCACTCTTTCTTATTAGCTTCAATCACTTTAAGAGCTGCGGCTTCTCCACCCTCTTTAAAAGCATTCAACACTTGCTTTCTTTCAGATTCAAAAAGTCTCGCTACCTGCTTTGTCACTTTATCATTGTAGGTATCACGCCTTTTATCTATAGCTTTCCAAAAGAGTGTCTTTTGCTCGTCCGTTTCCATGTTAAAGCCTTTAATACTCAAAAAAAAACCGCGATTTTTTCCTTCTGTTTCCTCTGGGGTTTCTTCAGGTTCCTCCGGCTCTGATGGTTTTGGATTAAAAACAATATTATTATCTTTATCTACCACCATGGTATTTGCAGGAATAAAAAATACATCGCCATTAGGGGTAGTTTCATAACCTAAAGCCACACGCCCCTCATTTTGCATGATTAAACCCGCTTTAACATCTTCCCTGATACGCTTGGCTTTCTCGTCTGTGTTTTCCTGCAAAGCTTCTATGCTATCTTTATCGTAATCTAAATAAAGATTTTCTCCAAAATCAGTTACTAACCCGCTGTTTAACTTATCCCTAATTTTGTCCAGGATAGGAAGCACTGTTTCAGTATAAAAGCTTTGTCGTGCTTCTGCGTAGTTGCTGTATGTGGCATGCTCCTTATCTCCCACCATTTCCGGCGGAACTCCAAAGGCTGCACAGATTTCTAAGCGGCTCATTTTCTTAGAATTGATAAAATCCATATCACGGGGAGATAAGCCCATTTCCTGCCACTTTAGACCGCCCTCTAATAGCATGGGTCTACCAGCGTTTTTAGCGCCTTTGTACTGTAATTCAATTTCACCTTTTAATTGCTTATACTGCGGATCGCTTAAAACCGCATCTGACACCATAGCCCCTGTTGGTCTGGCTCCATTATTCAAAAGGGAATTATTCCATGCTGTGGCTGCATTGTCGTTATCTACACTGCGAGCTGCAATTTCAATAGGGCTTAATCCGTAAAAATCGTTAGTTGGATGGAAGCTCTTTAAGTGCATGACCTTATCGGCTTTCCATCTGAAGTTTTCGCCATTTACGCTGTATTCGTATCCACTAACAAAATTCATCTTATCCGGTATCACTTTCATTCTGTCCGGTCTTAATGCAAACAATTCTTTAGGCGCTCCGGTGTTAGGGCCGTTCTTTTCTATGTAGCTATTACCACTAAGGAGGTAAAAAGCCACAAGATTTTCTATAAACTCCTGCTTACTTTGGTATTCATTAGGCTTGTACAATAACTTTAAAATGTCATGATCTTCAATCTCTTTTTTGTTCTTCCCTTGCTTCTGGTATACCAACCAATCCACACCTGCAGCAGCTTGCGCCACCACTTGCACACAGCGATACACCCATAAATTCTGCTCGTATCCCTCTTTACTTAACGCTGCGTAGTTTTTAGGTGTCCAAACAGGCTCACCAGACAACATGCCCACTACAATTTTAGTTACAGCGCTTGCTTTCGATTGGAACCCAGCGGGCAATAGCCATTTTTTCCAATTCACACAAAAACCCCCTTCCTTTTACTCCCTTCATTTTACAATGTTCTCACCCTTGGCGCACCATTTTCTAACATTTCGACTAATCCCGTCAGCGCATCGGGTGCATCATCATGCGAATTCTTCCCTTCTTTTTGGTAAGAAGTGATGGAACTATAGAATTCCGGCCATCGATCCCGCCAATTAACAGGGAAATAAACAATGTTTTGCACAACGGTAGCATGCGATAAAATACGGGCTTCTTTGTTCTTGGATTGGTGGAACCATTCAAAGCTAATCTTCCTGCTCTGGTGATTCTCCCATAGCAAGCGCTCTACATTTCGAGCGACCCCCCTGCCGCCGTTATTACTTTCAATAACAGCCTTTAAAACGCCGTTTGTATGCAATAAAGCAGCCGTTTTAGGTTCTGTTATCTCCATACCATCTTTCGTGTACAGAACATCTAAAATATATAGCTGCCCTTGGTATAATCCGGCGCATATAGAGGCTAGATAATCCGCTCCCTTATCTGCTGTATCTGTATAGTTAACGACATTTTCAAAGATTGGGTTTCCTTCCTCATCCCTTGGAATATCGGTATATGTTTTTAACGACTGATATAAACGCCCCTGAATATCAACTGGGGTTTGATGGTAGTTGGCTTCAAAAATAGCTGAATCCACAACCCCTTTTAAATCACTGTATCTTTCTTCCCCTAACAATTCAGGGCATAAATACTCGTTAACCTCTTCGTAGTATGCCTCCATTTTGAAAACAAACCATTTAGGAGCTTCACTTGGCAAACCCAAAATACGTCCGCAGATGTCACCCTTTGCCCATCTCGTCATATTTACAATTTCAATACCACCCTGCTCGTTACGTGATTTGAAAGTACCTGTATACCATAACCATATCTTTTCTAAACGATTGCTATTAAAAGCCTCTTCAGCGTCTTTAACGGGATCGTCTACGATCGAGATGTTACAACCCTTACCAGTGATTGAACCCCCAACCCCTGCGCCTTTGTAGTTAAAAAAGTTACCTTCAAGCGCCCATTGTTGATAACTTGCATTACCTTGTTTTATTTTCGTCCCTGGAAAGATATCGCCGTATACAACCTCATGCGGTTCTGTTTTGTATTCGTCTATTCCATCTCGTGTATAACGGCTGAAATCCTGCGCCATATCATCATTGTACGAACAAGTAATGATTTTGTTGGAAATCGTTTGACCTAGCACCCACTTACAGAAGTTAACGAGCGTTCTTGATTTCCCTAGACGCGGCGGTAAGTTAATCATAAAGCGAGTGAACACTTTGCCGCCTTCTATGCTCTGCATTTCTTTTTCAGCAATAGGCAGGAACCAAGGTGGGCATATCTCCTCAACAGCAGCGAGGAATGATTCTTTTGTTAATCTCCGCTCGTACAGTGCTTGCAATGACCAAGAAAATATTTTTAAGTGCCATTTACTTTCCGTATAGAAATCAGGACTTTCAAGTTTGTTGTATGCCCAAAAAGATTTTCTAGCGTCCCTTATCCTATCCTCTCGCAACAGCAATAATTTACGCTCTAAATCTGCTCTATTCATACTTTTTCAACTCTGCTTTTATTTCTTCGTCTGTCATATGATCCAATGAAACATGACCAACAGCCCCGCTATGTTCAATTTGCTGCTTATCTCTCCATTTATCCGGTTTGCGGTTCTTTAACCAGAAAATCATAGCCGGATCAGACGGCGGTAAATATTTCGTAACTTCTTTCACTACCCGCATTTCATATTGCGGCTTGCCTTTATCATCTAAAACAGGATCTCCATTCTCGTCTGTGATCAAAAAAGGCTCTTTTGTTTGCTCCACGTAAGAAATGCCTGTTGCTTTTTCAAATAACTTTTTTTCTACCTGTCTATCTACAATATCTTTTCCTTTTCTCAAAGCCTCTGCAAATTCCGGCTTTACTTTCTTCCAAAGGTAAAAGGTAGCTGCTGATATGTGTAATAGCTCCATCATTTCCAAGTCTGTTAAACCATCCCTAGCCCAACCTTCTACAATATCCAATCTATTAGCCATGTCCATCGTGTCCCACTTATTCGCCTTTTTACCGCCGGCCCCTGGACGTTTACCGCCATTCTTGCCTCTAATTGGTTTTTCTTTCGCCATAGTTACCCCTCCTTATGATTTATTTTACCCTATAGGATTGTACTAAAAAAGGGTTAATGCCCCTGCTTTGGACATTAACCCCCTTCTATACTTGGCAATAGATTCCCCGATATGCAACTTTCTAAATGGCCTGTACTCCGTTTAAAAAGCTTTTATATACCGCCATATGGTACGGTTCATGCCATCCCCCACCGACCAAGGAAAGAGATAAACATGTACAATAAGATAAGAGTAACTTTATTTTAATACAAGCTCACCAAAAATTAAATATCTAATTTACCGTTATTGTGATTTTTTGGAGAATATTTTTCAACAATCTTTTCCTCTAACATCTGCTCATTAATATCTGTATCACTCTCGTACACTTCAGCCAACAGACGCTTATAAATATCATTTCCAGCAATCTCTAACTCTACGTCCTTACCTTCAATATGCTCTGCAAGCCAACCCTTTGCAATCAATCCTAAAGGGCGCTCAATGCCTTTTGTTTCTGGCGCATCGATAGCAGCCATACGAACCGTTACAAGCGCCTGGAACGTATCTCCATCGATTACTCTTACAACCCTAGCTTTTGTCTTTACCTTGCCCATGGTGTATTTTTCTCCCCTCGTCATAACCTACGTTGTAGCCGTGCATAAACGCGGCATTATATATATTCGCTCGCTCAATCCTTTTTGCGTCCCTTTGTTGCTTTGTTTGTTTTTTTCACTTTGGTTTTTCCATTTGCAGCAGCTCCCTTTTCCTGTTTGCGAATTTCCTGCAATTGCTCCAATGAAATAAAACCTTCCCCGTACTGTCTAGGACACTTTACCATAATGGATAATTCATACGGAAACTGTGCCAAAAACATCTTTTGTTTGATTTTGAATACATCCGTTATAGTACCCTCTGTCTTAACGTCCACAATTTCAATTTGTCCATCGTTATGAATGATTTGGAAGTCTGCGACATAATTAATAGCCTGGTATTTTTTATCTCCTCGCTTAAAACCTTGGAAAATTTCAAACTTAGGCTGTAAGGTAAAATCCTTTATCTTACCTCCTGCTTTTAACAACTTCAGCATTTCATAAAATTCAGCCTCATTTTTAGAATCAAATGTAATATTATCAATTACAGTTTTAGAGTTTCCGTACTTTGGCTTTTTCTCCGCCTCTTTAAGAAGCAGAGATTTGCAAACTTTACAGCCTAAACCATTGCAATAATTACATTTCGCCACGTTCTACCGCCTTTCTAACGCCCTCTAGTCGCTTGTAAAACTCCTCTTTATCCTTTGGCATATATTTAGCCACTTCGTAATTATTCAAAGAAGGAGCAGAGATCCCAAGTGCTGCAGCTATGTCCTTTTTCATTAGCTTGGGATTAATCTGCTGTATGTGTTCAATTTGGGAGCGGACATAAAAAGCAAACTCCGCCCGCTCCTCACTAATAACAACCTCACCTTTCTCGTACTCTTGGAAAATAGTTCGTTGCTCTAAAGCGATTTTACACGAATGACAAACATGTCTATTTTTCTTAATAACCTCCATAGGGTTAGTGCATTTAGGGCAATATAATATCAACATATCAAGCAATCCTCTCAAACGGTTTATTTCATCGAATTGTATTTTTACGTCCCTTTCTAACAATTCAACTTGGGAACGATCATTTTCCTCTAAGTATCGCCATCCGTACCCGTAACCATGTTGATAATACCCTTTGCAAGTCTTTGTAATACTGGAATGGCTATAATTCCCGCCCATAGTTCTCGCAGCCGCCCTAACACTTGGAAAGACCTGTATCACCGCGCCGGTTTTCAAATCCAATTGAGCAACACGCCTTTGTTTCAATCGTTACCCCTCCTGTGATATTGTTAATAAACCTGTGGATAATTTACTCTATTGGCAAATCACTTTCTTTTACAAAAACGCCATTAATCATTTTCCCTTTACGATCCTTTATCTCGTTATACGCAATCGCCACGCAATCCTCAATGTTAACGCCTAATTGCATAGACATAATAGTCATAACAACGTACATATCGCCTATGCTATCGATTGCTAACGCTTTATTCCCTTTAGCCAAACCTTGGCACAACTCGCCAAATTCTTCTCCTAGCTTTAACGCTTGTTTATTCGGATCAGCAGTTGCTAAACTTCTATCCTCTGCCCATTGTTTAATTAACTTTGTCGTTTTTTGTATATCCATATTCTCTTTCTCCTTTTCAATAAACTGACCATAATTAGAAATAGGACTAAATACAGCATTTTCGCTATCGAAAGTCATTTTAATATTTCTTTTGATCTGCTCATAATTCACTTTGCACTACCCCTTTTCTAATTATTTTTCCTGCATCTGTATCAAACACCTCACCACACGCCTTGCATTTTCGTATAAGGTGGCTGTTAACTATAGCAAGTGTAAAACCACCACCGCCACAGTTGCCGCACCTTCCAAGCCTTTCATTCAAAGGAACCTCATACGCTTGTACAATATTTTCGCATGTAGGACATGTCTTATACTTCTGCTTATTGATCGTTTTATCCTTTGGCTTTTTACCGATCCAATTACACTTTGGACATTTGAACATTAGTTTTTAAAATCTATCAGGGCTTCAATTCTTGCTAAAAAGGAAATGACCAAACTTTCAAACAAGGGCATATTAAGACAATACCTACAGAACAACATCCAACCGATCCACACAACAAGCGGCATCGATAACAATTTAAAAATAGGCTGTTTCATTCCAATTCCCCGTTTCTTTTCATTCTCCAAATCTTTTGCCTTAGTTGTTCTTGCGAACGCCCTATTTCAACCGCGAATGCTTTTAAATACCCCCACTCGCCACCGTGCTTTTCGTAGTGACGTTTTATCCGTTCCGTTTCCTCATCCGTCCAACCTCTCTTTGGTTGGTGAAACGCCTTTATATTAAGTCCTATAGCCTTCCCTACTTCCGCGATGTATCGCCTGGCATCCATCGCACATAATGACAAAACCGGCCCTCTAGTATAAGTTATAATTACAAACTTTTCGCAGAGTATGGAGCAACGGCAAAGTTTCCGTTGCTCCGCTTTCGTTATCTCGTCCATGCTATTGTAATGGACAAGGGGTTTGCTCATAATCTAATTTCCTCCAATACTTCCGCGCATATTTGGCATTGCAGCACCATTTCCTGATTAGCACCGGTAGTTTTGAACAAAACGGCATTTTTATTGCAATCATGTACCTGATCTATACGCTCTAATTCTTGTTGCAATTCCCTGTTAGCTTGTTTTAATTCCGCTATCTTAGCATCCAACTCTAACTGCAACACCTTTAACTGCTTTTCCGCCTCTGTCATTAAAAATCAACCCCTTTCGCTCTAATGGATTTCATAAGTTCAGGGATCAGATATTTTAGCGCAACGTCCTTCATAACTCCCCACGCTTCCTCTTTCCATTTGCTCAATTCGGCGTTCTCCTTTTCTAACTTTTCAATACGCTCTTTCATTCCTACAGAGCCCTCCCAAGTCTCTTGCCCAACTTCCTGCAATTCCTTGATTTGATGTTCATACTTAACTAAATCGTTGAACATTACCTCTTTTTCTTCTTCCAGTTGCTTAACGCGATCATGAAACTCTTGATTTAATTGACGTTCCTTTTTGGTTTGCCTTTTCCAATATTCCTTTTTACGCTCCATCTCTTTCAACTGTTCTAAAAATCCATGACGCTCTTTCATATGGGTTTGGTTCTTCTCAAACATAGCCTGTAAATAGTGCATCTGGTCTACATTCTCCTGTACTGCATGTCTGAACAATTCCTCGAACGTCCAGGAAGCAGGGTTCAGAGGTTCCGGGTACTTTTCAGCCCCTTTTGCAATTTGGTTATGCTGCTCACTTACCCATGTAGCATGAGCGTCATTATAAAGCGGGTGGAATAGGTGTTTAGTTATGTCCATTTGTTTTAGCCCCTTTTCAATGAATTTCGAATGATTTGTTGGTTCGAACGGGAAAGTGTCAATCAAGCCCGTTTGTTCTAAAACGGCATCGTCGCAAGCGTCCATAGTTCCATACTTAGTAACAAAACGCTTAACTTCCCTCTCAAACGCTTCAGAATCCTTTTTAAGCCCCTTATCTACCCAATCAGGTAACTTTACACCCATTCCTTTTAAAACCTCGCTATAAGGTTTATATTCGCTCATAATCCATCCTCCTATTTAGGCGTTAGATTTATCAGATTTTTCCAATTAGTACCCATGAAACCCACTACGCTTATTTCTAAATTTAGGCTTTTGATTATTACCTTGTTCCTTTACCTTCTCAACTAAACCTTTAATACTATGTTTTAACGCTCTATTTTCTTTTCTAAGACCCTTAACAGTACTTCTTAATACTTTTACCCTCTGTCTCAATTCTTCGTTTTCTGCGGCAATTTGAGCGTTCGTATTAATTTCTTGAGAATCCGGCATATTTTCACCCCTGCTCGTCTATAATGGACTAAAGGTTATTCGACATGCTTCCAGGTCTTACCTCTGTAAATATCGCCAATGGCAGTTATTGAAACGCCGAACGTTTTTGCTATTTTCTCATGTGTCGAAATGCCGAACGACCTTTTTATCTCTCTGACTTTCTCTGTTGTCAAAACTGAAATTGGAACTTTTTCTCCTTTCGTCCCCCTGCCTCTCTTGACTCTATCTTGCACGTTATCGAACTGAGTTCCTAATTCTAAATGTTCAGGGTTTATGCATGTTGGATTATCACACTTATGACGAACAATCATCCCTTGTTTTATTTCCTCAAACATTTCTTGATAAATGAATCTGTGTATAAGTGTTTTTTTATTGTTAAGACTCATGACGGCATATCCATGTTTGTTTACATGGTGAGAGTTACAGATAAAGCATCCCTTTTTATCAATTTCGAAATCAATAGGTTTCTTTTTAACCATCTCCATGCCTTCTTTCTAATGTGACAAACTTGTTGTACTCTTTAACGAAAGCTAACTCAACAGTCCCTATTGGGCCGTTTCGTTGCTTGCCAAGAATAACTTCAGTGATTCCTTTTGCTTCCGAATCCTTTTGGTAATACTCGTCGCGATACAAAAAGGCTACAATATCCGCATCTTGCTCGATCTGTCCTGATTCCCTCAAATCGGACATCATAGGGCGCTTATCTTGGCGGCTTTCAACCGCTCGGCTTAACTGACTCAATGCAATAACTGTACAATCTAAACTGCGGGCTAACTGTTTTAAACCTCTGGAAATATCGGCTATCTCTTGCTGTCGGTTATTCTTGTTTCGCCCGTTACCTTTGATGAGTTGTAAGTAGTCAATAATAACCACAATATCCCTTTCTGGAAAATCACGGCGCAATTCTTTTACATCACGGTAAATATCCGCAACACTTTGCACAGGATCGTCATTAATAAATAAATCCAATTCATTTATTTTAGCCATAGCTATTGTTGCTTTGCTCCAATCCATCGATTCAAATGATTCCATAGGGTTACGCATACGATTTGCATCTATATTGCCCTCCGCGCACATCATACGGCGCAATAAGTCACCTTCAGGCGTTTCTAAGGAGTGAATACTAATTACAGCCCCTTCTTTCAATTCACCCGTTTTCTCATCCTTGCGAATTTGCCCGCCGTGATTTGCAATATTTAAAGCGAAAGCCGTTTTACCCATAGAAGGACGAGCTGCAACAATCACTAAGTTTTGTCGTTGCCAGCCGCTTGTAAGTCGGTTTAATTCAGTAAAGCCGGTATCAACACCAGTCAAAGGGCCGCGCACTTGCTCCATCTGATCGTAAACACGCCCTAATGCTTCTGCCAAATTAAATTTTTTTCGGCTCCCTTTGCTTCGTATATCTTCAATATCCTGCAATATTGCCTGGGCTTGTCCGAAATCTTTTTCAGCAACAAGCTTTTCTTTCAGCTCGTTTGCCTTCTTTGCACCCTCTCGAATTTTCCAGTGTTCCAATACCATTTTTTCATAGTGCTTAAAATTATCCGTATTCGGAACGCTGTTAGCCAAGTCGGTTAAATAAGAAACACCAATACTTTCTAACTGTCCGACATTCTTTAATTCTTCAGCAACAGTTACTAAATCAACAGGAACGCCTTTTTCTTGCGTATCCCGCATAGCTTTAAAAATAATTTTGTTATGTGAGAAGTAAAATTGATTTGATTCAAGTAAGCAATCTTCAATCAATTCCCCTTCGATGAGGATCGAACCAATTACCGCCTCTTCCCCTTCTTTGCTGTAAATAGCATTTTCTAAAAAGGTATCCACACCTTTACCCCCTCTTAATCCCTAATATCTTTCTCATTTCAGCTAAATACCGATTCGCTACCTCTCTGCTCGCCGGAACAATATCCTCGTACTTTTTATAATAAGCTGCTGTTTCTTCTGCGTTTGGCGCTATTCTTGGTGTTTCCTCCGCTACGTTAATTAAATCACTTGGTTTCGGTGGATATTGTCCAAATTTGGCATAGTCGAAAAATCTTTGCTCGACATCTTTTTTATCACAATCCTTTAAGATAGCAAACCAAACATTTAACGTTCTGGTATCAGGGTTAAAGTTTCCGTACACTCTTTGGATTAACTCGACAATATCCAAAAGTTCTCCTTTATTCATCTTTTAAAAACGCCTCTCTTTCCTCTTGGGTCAATCCATTTTTTCCGACCCTGTTCTTTGTTGGATTTTTAATACGTTCATGCTCTTCTATGGCAAATTGTATTTTTTCCATTGTCACTAATCCTCGTTTATGCCAATCAACTAAAATACGATTTAAAAACGGGAATGCGTTTCTAGGATTAGCCAGAGCTGTTTGCCTTATCGCCTCGTTAATGACAGGAATGTTGTTATTAAAATCTCCAATCCATTTTTCTAAGCTCTCTGCTTGAATCATATTCATGACACCAAAGTTTTCTTGGTAAAGAGAAAAAGGATTTTTCGTCTCTTCTTCTTCTTTCTTTAATCTTTCTTTAATCTTTCTTTCTTGGGTGTCTAATTGTTCACCTGTAGAGGTGTCTAATTGTTCACCTGTAGAGGTGTCTAATTGTTCACCTGTGTATGAATTATTCATCTGTTGCTCTTTTGGTGTAGAGGTGTAACAATTCCATGTTTCGTAATCCTTATTAAAAGCTATAATTCGACTTGTATTGAATGTAGCCGCTTTTACCTCAATGATTACATTTTCGTCAATTAGGTTCGTTAGCTCTTTTTGAATCTGCCTCTTTGTAATACCTGTTGCGTCAACTAGAAAATTAACGCTCAATTCATGCTGTTTCCGTTGAAATCCATAAGTATAACGCCAAACAACAGTGAGTATCCTGAATTGCGTACCATTGAATTTACATCTTGCCACAGCTTCCAAAATTTCATTAGCAATCCTTGTATGTCCATTTTCTGTTTGCGGGCTTGCCATATGTAAGCCCCCTAACGTCTAACAGTAACGCGCGCGTTTTGGGAATTTAACCATTCCTCAACATCTGCTAACTTATAACGTACTTTCCCGCCATCTCTAATGAACGGCATGCCCTCTTTTCTCCAACGATAAAGGGCCATGTGAGAAACGTTAAAAATGTATTGCAATTGATCCGCCGTCAACTCTAACTCATAGATGATATTTTCATTTACGTTCATTGTATCCCTCCTTACGTTATCTATAATATAACACCTCTTATAGTTTGTCCACAATAAAATAAATAAAAATCCATTAAAAATTCAGAGGGCTTTCTTTTTATGTATAATAAAAATAAAAAGGAGGGGGAAAAGTGGATTATATAAGAGTGTATGATAAGGATTTAAAGCTATTGGCCAACTTGGAAAACGCTTTTAATGTCGGCTATGAACTGCGATTAAACGAGGTGTGGAAAGCTAGTTTTAAACTCCCTGTAAGTGATCCAAAAGCACAATATTGCCAGCCCTTTAACTTTGTAGAGATATTCGATAACGGGGAAAGGGTAGAGTTGTTCAGAATCATGCCCTATGATGCAGAGCGCACAACAGATGGAAATATTATGAATTTTGAGTGCGAACATGTACTAGCCACTTTGTTAGATGATCCGTTATTTAAGCTGCATGAATTATTAAGTATGACCACTACACAGGTAATACAATACATTTTGAGTAAACAAACTGTATCTCGCTGGCAGTTGGGTACATGCGGCTTTAATAGGGGATTCGATTACAAGTACGAAAATGACAACTTATTAAACGCTCTTTTTTCTGTCCCTAAATTGTTTACTGGGGAATATCAATGGACATTTGACACAACATCTTACCCGTGGACTATCAATCTAATTGAACCTAGCACCACTGTAGAGGCGTATATCAGGTATAGGAAGAATTTGCAGGGCATTAAAAAAACTGTAGACCCTACAAATTTAATTACTCGCATTTATCCGTTGGGATCTGGTGAAGGTGTTAACCAATTGGATATAACAAAAGAAAACGGCGGTGTACCTTACCTAGATGCAGATACGATAGGGACATGGGGTATTATCTCTAAAGTGTGGGTAGACAAGCGTTATGAACGTGCAGACAGTCTGAAAAGCGCAGGGTCAACCATTTTAGAACAATGTAAAAACCCTCTTATTACGTATGCTGTAGAAGTTGTGGACATGCACCTTATCACGAATGACCCTATAGACAAATTCCGTTTAGGGGCGATGGTGGGAACGTATGACGATGAAATGAACATAGATATTGTTACCCGCGTTACCTCCAAAAGTAAAGGGGATGTATTCGGTGATCCTGGTGCGGCAAAGCTCGAAATATCCAATAACATTAAAGATATTTCGGATGCTATTTCTAGTTTGAGACAAAGCCAGATAGTGAATGAGACTTATTCACAGGGAGCTACAAACATAGATACAAGCAATTATACGGATAATTGCGATGCAGAACACCCAGCAGTATTTAAGCTTTATATTTCAGATGAAACAGTAAGGGTAAACAAAGTTAAACTAGCTTACAACATAACGAAATTTAGGGCGTATTCAAAAGCAACGCAAGGCGGCGGGGCTACTTCTGTCACTAGCAGTGCAGGTGGCGGAACCACGCAAACGAGCAGCTCTGGAGGCGGAAGTACACAGACGAGCAGCAGCGGCGGAGGCAGCACACAAACCAGCACAAGTGGCGGGGGTGGCACACAAACAAGCAGCGCGGGTGGAGGTTCAACGGAGACAACGGATACACAGACATTTGTCGAAGCGCATTTGATGACCGGAGTTCCAGAAAATTCTGTTGGTACAGAAAATTGGGGATACCATTTGCATGAGTTAGTTATTCCAGGGGATTTATTCGAACATGGTCATACCGTCACGATCCCTAATCATACACACTCTGTTACAATCCCTAGCCATACGCATGATGTAAGTATCCCAGCGCATACGCATAGTGTTTCCATTCCGTCACATACGCACGATGTGACGATACCAGACCACACGCACGAAATAACAATTCCAGACCACACACACGAAATAGAGTACGGTATCTTTGAAGGGCCAGACCCAAGCAGTATCACTATGAAGATTGACGGAAATACAGTCCCTAACCCATCATTAAGTAATATGGATTTAGATATCATTCCATACTTATCCAAAGATGCAGACGGACGAGTTAAACGCGGTGAATGGCACACGATAGAAATTACACCGAATGATTTAGCCCGCGTGGAATTATCCGCGGTAATCCAATGTTATGTACGGAGCAAAGGTGGAGGGGATTTTTAATTTTTGTCGAAAATCTCTTTTTATTGGAATCTTTTGTTATAATTGATAGATTAAAAGAGAGGGGGTTAGGGCTTGAATGACCAACTTTTAAGTAAGTTAATGGATACGTTAGATGAGGTGCGGGAAAGGGTTATCAGAATTGACGAAAACCAAAAGGATTTCAAAGACATAAAGGTGGATGTTGGAAACTTAAAAGTTTCGCATGCGCAAGTTGATGCAAGTGTAAAATCTGCTCATAAAAGAATTGATGATGTCGAAGCGACTGTAAAAAAGGTTTTATTTTGGGTATCAACAACTGTTATTGGAACACTGATTGCCGGATTGGTAGGTTATTTAGTATTCAGCAAATAAAGGAGTGTTTTTTATGTCTTTCATCATGAAATACGATGTAAGAAACAGAGCGAACTTAGATAAATTATCACCTAATACAAAAGCAGCTGCTTATAAATGGTATCAATACTGTATCGATAATCAAATTGATATTTTAATTTATGAAACAATTCGCACTATAGAGAAACAAAGGGAAAATGTAGCTAACGGAAAATCTCAAACCATGAAATCTTATCACTTAGAAGGCGTTGGACAAGCTTTGGATTTCGTGCCAATCATTAACGGCAATGACGATTGGGGCGCATATAAGAAAGAACCTTTCATTTCTGCAATCAAATACGCTAAATCCATCGGTTTTGAATGGGGCGGAGATTGGAAAGGGTTCGTAGATAGCCCGCACCTTCAGTTTAATTACAAAGGGTACGGAACTGACAAAGTGTTAGAGCAATCCGCGCCAAAACAAACAGCTCCCACCTCTGGTATTATCGGGCAAATCCGCGTCATTGTCGATGCGCTGAACATCCGATCAGGAGCAGGGAAAGAATACCCTAGCATTGGTCGTGCCGTAAAAGGCCGCGTGTACAATGTTACTGCTAACCATAAAAATTTATGGATGGAAATCATTCTTGACGAAAAAACAAAAGGTTGGGTTTCTACAGGACATGAATTTAACGAGGAGTACGTGGCATTAGTACGATAATAGGAGTGTTCATAATGGATATTAAATCAATTGCAGCTGTAGTGGCTTTTGTGATTGCGTGGATTAACGTATACATGGACAAACAAGGTTTACCACTCATCCCAGAAGCGGCAGGGGAAAACACGGCAGAGGTTATAGCTTTTATTGTTACGGTGTGGACTACATACCAGAATAATAGAAAGCGTAAAGAGGATAAATAAAGAAGGTCAAAAGACCTTCTTTTTATTTTTAGAGGAATAAATTAGGACATAGCGAATATTTTTTAATATGAGACAAAGGGGGCGTACATATGAAAAAGGTAATTGCGTTAATTATGATGGCGGTTTTAATGATGGGTAGCTTGACTGCTTTTGCAGCTGACAACAATGACAGGATAACATTAAAAGAGTATAACCGGATTAAACGCGGGGTTACTACGCTAAATGAAGTTCATGAAAAATTAGGTGTGCCAGACAGACGAAAATTAGAAATGATGGACGGATCCATAGTTTTAACTTATGTGTATGAAAAAGACATAAATGACGATAAGGAAAGTTGTGTATATATTACTTTCGTGGACACTATTGTAGATTGTAAGTTAGAGGTGGGGCTACGCTAATAAAGGTAGCCTTTTTTATTTTTATAAATTATTGCTTTTGGCTATAGACAAGTATAGAAAATGGGTATATTATAACTGTAAGCGATTGTAATTTAAAAAATCAGTAAGGGGAGATAACATGAGGGTTAAGGTTAAACATTGGTTGCAACTAACTGAAGAAGAAAAGCAACGTATGTTATTTTGGTTAACAAAATAAAAGCCATACTAGGAGGCGTTAGCCTAGCATGGCAGAGGGGTAAAGCTGTGCCGGTGTCATTCGGCGTGGTGTTCCGGCTTATATCCATATTACTATGCAATTGTCATTAAAACAATTCGAGGTTTTTAAAATGAACATACTTGAAAGATTAGATAATGTTATAAGTAATTTTAATTGGTCTGTTGTCGGGTGTATTTTAATTTTAATCATGTTGTTAATGTATCACGATGAATTGTGAAAGGGGTGTTAATAATGGGTGAGATCGTATTTAACTTAGTAATTGTTACCGTGATTGTTATTTCTGGAACGGTCGGCGGGGTTCACCTTATTTATAAAAGGACTTTCAAGGAGGATGAAAATTGAAGAAGGAGAGGTATGAGCATATAAAAAAGTCAATTCATCTTTTAAAGGTCGATGAAGAGAGAGGAGCGGTTTTGAATAAAAGTGAATGGAGAAGTAGCACGGGATACTTAGCTATTCATTTGAATAAAAAGCAAGTTCCAGTACATCAGATAATAGCGTTTTTGAAGTATGGGGAATTATGTATAGGGTTAGAAGTGAATCACATTGACGGAGATAAAAATAACAACAAACCCGAAAACCTCTCTTTGGTAACAAGAGAGGAAAATATGAAACACGCATATGAAAAGGGATTGTGTTCAGTGAATCGGACGCGATTGTCAGAAAAGGAAATTTCCGAAATCAGAAAACTGTTAAGTGATGGTTATACACAAAAAGCCATTTCCGAAAAGTATAGAACTTCAATAACTACGATAAGTAGAATCAAAAGAGGGATACACAAAAAAACTTCAAAAAAACAGGCATCTTTTCCATAAGTGGCGCATATAGCTATTTACATAGCGTATGTAATAGCTAATCACAATCCGGCAGGGCAAAAGCCACCGGATTTTTTTATTGGGATGTGCATTAAAAGTAATATCGCTCATATCGTATATTAAACCCAAAAGGAGGCAGAAACGATATGAGCGAAAAGAACCGTTTTTCTAAGCCGGTTGCTTTCAATAATAAGAACGAGGAGGATCAATTAATTTTAAAACACGTAAAACGCCGTAATTTTTCCGGTTACGTTAAAAAGTTGATATTGGCTGATATTGAGAAGGGGAAGGAAATGAAACGCCTAGGAGAGGCGGAGAAGCAGCTTAAAGCGTATGTTAGCAAACCTGTAGAGGTTCAGGAGGAAGTTAAGCCCGCTATCCAAGAGGAACAGAAACCAGTTAAGCAACAAAAAGAAGAGAAGAAACCGCAAACGGCTACTTCTAAATTAGAGGAATTAAGAGCAAGACAAGAACAACAAAAGCGGCAAAGTGCGCCGCCTATGCCTCAATTATTTATCAAAAAGGGTTAAGAACCCAATAACATATTAACCAACAGCCCGATTCCGTACCCGATCAGAGCAGCAGGGATAAATACCATACTTTCACCTTCTTATAAGTTTTGTGGAGGTTGTTCCTAGTTTAGTCCAACTTCTAAAGTTTTATACATGAGGGGAGCAATAAAAATGGCGAAGACACAAACAATAAAGTTTAGTGATTTTATGGATGGATCATACAAGAAAAAAGGCGTTAAAGAGGATTTAAAGATTGTCGGTAAAGTCATTTCAGCAACAGCACCGGCGTTAATCCTCATCGTTCCAAAAAGTATTTTAGCAGCTACAGCAGACGCGACTTTTGGGAATATCCATAAAAGCATTATGCACATTTTCGATTCTGGTGTTGTCTTGGTTATTATCTTTGCGGGAGCTGCCTGGGGATTAGGGCATAGAACAAAGGCGATAGAGATATTGATTGGGGTTTGTTGTGGGTACGTACTCGCTCGTCATGCGACAGATATTCGTGATTTTTTGCAAGGGATATGATAAGTTAATTACAAACATCATTAGGAGGTTTGTAATTCAATGACCGAACTATTTAAGAAAACCCATGGTATGACAGGAACAAGGATTTATAACATCTGGATGCATATGAAAAGACGTTGCAACAACCCGAACACAAAACAATGGGAAGATTACGGCGGGCGAGGTATTACAGTTTACAAAGAATGGGAAGAGAATTTTATTAATTTCAAAAATGATATGTACGAAAAATACTTGGCTCATGCCAAGGAACACGGTGAAAAAAATACAACATTAGAGCGTATTGATGTTAACGGAAATTACACGCCCGATAATTGCACATGGGCGACAAGGAAACAACAAGCTAACAACATGCGTCATTTAACCAAATATTATTACAAAGGGGAAATGTTAACGATAACTCAAATATGTGAATCTGAAGGTCGTGACGACGCTCAATTTGTCTATCGCAGAGTTTGGGAAGGTTGGGATTTAGAAAGAGCGCTTAATACACCCAAACTAGAAGGTGCCGAATGTTGGAAACAAAGAAAAACCCACGGCAGACCGAAAAAGAAAAAAGCGGAGGGGTAAAGATGAAATTCAGACTAACAGGCGAATTTGGCGAACTGTCATTAGTCAGAAATAACAAGCCACACTCTGGTATAGACCTCGCCCTACCTGAAGGGACGCAGCTAAGAAGCATTATGGACGGTGTTGTTGAAAAGGTAGTCAATTACGGCGATGCTAACATTGGGAAAGGGGTTATCGTCCGATTAGATAATGGAGACCGCGCTATATACGGTCATATGAGTGAAATAACTGTTCATAAAGGGCAACATGTGGACGCGGGGCAACTCATCGGATTGAGTGGAAATACAGGAAATTCTACCGGCCCGCATTTGCATTTTGGCTTAACTGACGCTAATGGCGCTATTATCGATCCCACCAAGTATGCAGAAGATTTAGCGGCGATAAGCGGCGATGTTAGCGATATGAGCGTATTTAATGACCACTTACGCCATATCATTGGGATTTTTAAGGATAACGGCAGCGTTGATAAATACCACCAAGCTGATAAACATTACTTTTTGGACTACATTTGGGATAAATTCCAGGATGGTTGCATTTACATTGGAGAGGCATTTTTACACAACTTACCGGATATTATGGGATATGGCACGATATTAGCGGGAGCGCTTGTCATTCTGGGCGCTATGATTGGAAAAGGGAAGATGATGAAAGTATTAAGTATTTACGGCGGCTCTCTAATCGTTGCCATTTTATTAAGAATCAGTTGAGGGGGTAATGGTATGAATGAGATTAAACGAATTGATTCTAATTTACCCGCAATATACGAACCTAAATTACCGGCGCTGCGTAACAGTTCGCCGCCGGTGGTCATAGATGTTAAGGAAAGTAAGCCATGGTTTAATCGTAAACCTAAAACGATAAAATGGAATGACTTCTTTAAGATCGAGAAAAACAAAATGGTTGTCTATCGAATTATCCCTCATTCCGGTGTTAGCAACAATAATAAGCGATTTTGGAAAGCAATTTTTAAGATGTTCGAAATGTATGAAGGTGTCGGTAGCAGAATAGAAAGGGATGGTTTCAAATTCACTTATAGAGAAAAGGATTTATTCTGGTTCGATGTTCTTTTTAAACAAGAGAAAGGACAACGAAAAATCGAATTTTATGTTGCTACTTCTGAATATCAAGCAGTGAAACTGAAGAGGAAACTAGAAAATAAAATGGCGGTAACGATCCAAGAGGCTTCTATAGATGATTTATACATTCCGGAAGAGAATACCATAGTGCAGGATTTAAGATACTTAAAACACGACATTTTTTCAATGAGCACCAGTTCAAACGATAGCCAAACACCTATTTCTGCAATCTTAAACACAGTGGATGAGCTGCAAGAAGACGGCGACATGGTAAGATTGAGTATTTGTGCAGAAGCAGAGAACCGTTCTAAATGGGTTAAAAACGCGCAATGGGCGTTTGAGAAGTTGTCAAAGGGCAAAGTACCCCAACGGGCTAACGTGAGTGTTAAAAAGGCAATTCCAGGCGTTAAAATGGGCATCGCCGGTTTAATCAATGAAATAAACGATTTGTTAACAGATACATTCCAGGCACTAAGCAATGTCTTCCTTAAATCAGAAAAGGACTTTAAAAAAGAAAAGGTTATCAAAAAGGCGTATTCTCTGGAAGATGAAATTAATTCGCGAAAATTAAGCGGGGCGACAAACGAAAAAATGAATTTGCCTGTGTTTAAAACAAGAATTCGGGTTGCTGCTCATAGTGAAGATCGATTGACAAGGGAAACGTTAGGGGAAACGCTCGTTTTAAGTATGGCGGAGATTTCAGATAACAACGAGCTGCAAGGGGTTAAAATTCGCATAAGAGGACGAAAAAACGAAGTTTTAAACGAGTTAAATACATTGCAGCTCTCAAAACGCACAAAATACGATGCTGACGTTAATTTAATATCCACTGATGAAATGAGTAAGTTAGCCCTGCAAATGCCTGGGGGTGAATTGCAACGTAAATATGCAGATGAACTAAGCGCCAAAAAGAGAGTCGAAACAGATATTCCAAGCGCGGTTCGAAACAACAAAAACCTGTTTATTGGTCATGCAGAGGTGAAAGATCAAGAAATCCCTATTTTCCTGCCGTGTGACCAAAAAGAGGAATTCTATTGCGGTTACTCATTTATTGGGAAGCAAGGAGCTGGGAAAGATAACGCTATACAGAATTTTGTTTATCACGGGGCCATGTATCACAATATCTCTTTTGTTATACCTGATTGGATTTGCCAGCCAGGGAAAAAAGGGATGGCGGACGGAATACGGGACTTATTACCCCCTGAAAAAATTATAGATATTGATTTAGCAGACGAGGATTGGATTGTACCCATGGATCTTACGGAGGTTATACAAAAGTTAGGTAGAAAAGGAGCGGATCGTTTCGGGCTTGAAATGATTGATTTTATGAATGTTGAGGGGTTAGCTCGTTCAACAAAATATTTACGAGAGGCAGCAAAAGCAGCGGGCGGTTCGTTGCGTAACATCAAACGAATTATTGAAGATGAAAATTACAGGTTTGAACGCATTGAACAATTACAGAATGAGGAGAATTTAAGGTTAGCAGATGAGCTGTTAAAGTGGGGAACAAACGAAGAATTAGGCAGTAAAACGGATGCTATTCTAAACAGATTAGACCAGTTTTTTGGGAATGATACGTTATTTGATATATTCGCACAGCCTCCAAAACCAGAGGTGAATTTCGAGAACTGGATGAGAGAAGGGAAGGTTATTATCATTCGCATGCCTATGCGTAAGTTAGGAGCTGCGGCAAAGACTTTAGCGCATTGGGTGACACTAAAAACACTAATGACCAGAATGTTAATGAGTGATGAGGATAAAGAAAAATATGGTTGCTTCATGATTTTTAATGAACCAGAACAAGTTGAATCTCCTGGAATGTCTAAATTAATGGGACGTATTGCAACGGAGGGGAGAAAAGAGCGTCTTGGCAGCATATTCGCTTTTCACCATTGGGGTAAGTTGCCGGATCACTTGCAAGATAATTTGATTGCCGGCGGAGTTAATCAGTTCCTTTTTGCAAACGATCATAAAAAGACGTTCGAGAATGCTAAAGAGCGATTGCAGCCAACGTTTACAATCGAAACAGCCTTACAGACACCGAAGCATTATGCAATAGCTATCCTCAATACAAAGGAACCGTTGCCGGCTTTCTTGGTTCATATGTTGCCGCCAATTCCAGATGCACAACGATTTGATAATTCGTTTTTAACAAAAAGACATTCCCGCATGTTAGGTCGAAAATGGGAGGATTTACAAAAAATAGCGTTGTAAAAGGTATATCGAACAATTATAATTAAGTAGACGTTGGCCAACGTTCAAGCCGAATCCCTGTGACGGTATAATAAAACAGGGGCAATTACTCCTTTCTAGAGGTGTTCATGTTATTTATTCTGCAACGTAGTAGGCTTGGAAAACCTATTACACATCTAATTCGATGCAGGACAAAATTTAGGTATGTTGTATTCGTGCAATATGGTATTACTTTCATTTCGACAAATTGAGGGTTGGCTTGGTACACCAGCCTTTTTGAACCAGATTTCCTCCTGGTTCTTTTTTTACTTATTTTTATCGCCAAAAGCGTTGACTATACGAAAACTATACTGTATAGTGATAACTATAAGCGATATACTTTATTTAGAAAGGGTGGTGAACATGTTTAATAAGGTGCGAACATTGCGTAAACAACAAGGGTTAAGCCAAAGCGAATTGGGCGAAAAGGCTGGACTATCTCAAGTGATCATAAGCGAGATCGAAACAGGTAAGAAATACGGCAGTATCCAAAGCCTTACTAGGATTGCAGAAGTGTTAGGCGTGACACTTTCAGAGCTGCTGAAAGAAGATTAACAACAACGGAGGGTTAAACATGACGTTGGAAGAGTTAACTAACGATGAGTTGTTAGAAGTTTTCAGAGGTGCGGCAATGGATTTAGTCGGCGGCGGAGCAAGGGCGCGGGCGTGGTATGCGGAAGTGAAAGAAGAAATATTAAGTAGGATGATGGAGGGGTAATCATGGCGGTTGTTATTGCGAATACAAAAGATATGGGACGGCCGGAATGGTTAAGGAATAGAAAAAGGGGTTTTGGAGGCTCTGATATTTCGGCGTTATTCGGTCTTAACAAATATAAAACACCTGTAGAGTTGTGGGAGGATAAAACAGACGCATTATCCGATACTGAAGAAGATTTACAAAGTGAAGCAGCTTATTGGGGTAACGAATTAGAGGAAGTTGTGGCTAAAGAGTTTACAAAGCGAACGGGTATAAAAGTTCGCCGCAAAAATCAATTGTTGGCACACGATGAACATTCTTTCTTACTTGCCAATATAGATCGTTGGATTGTTGGTAAAAACGAAGGATTGGAATGTAAAACCGCTAATGCCTTTTTAGCGAAAGAGTGGGAAGGCGAGGACATACCAGCAGCGTATCTGTTGCAATGTCAACATTACATGTTAGTAACCGGAGCTGAACGCTGGCACATTGCCGTATTAATTGGGGGTCAAAAGTTCATAACGAAACCGATTGAACGGGATGAAGAAATAATAAATGCAATCATCGAACAGGCTCGATATTTCTGGAATGAGCATGTATTAAAAGGCATACCGCCTTTATTGGACGGTAGTAGCGCTGCTGAAAGATATGTGAAAGAGCGTTACGCCAAAGCTGATCCTAATAAAACCATTTCGTTGTATGAGCAGCACGAAAACCAATTACAGACATACCTGGAATTAAAAACACAAGCTAAAGAATTAGAAACCCAATACAAAGCAATTGAAAATCAAATAAAGAGCGAATTAAAAGAGGCGGTTGTGGGACTTGGTTCAAAATTCGAGGTTCATTGGAAACCTGTTACGAGTAATCGGGTCGATAGCAAGGAATTGAAAGCACTTTACCCTGATATTTACGAAGCAGTATTAAAAAGTAGCGCAAGCCGACGTTTTGAAATCAAGGAGGTAAAATAATTATGGCTACAAATAAAACAGTTTTAAATCAAATTGCAGCGAAACAAGAGCAACCTTCCCAGGTAGTAAACGCTAAAACGTTGGATTTTAAGGGGTTAATGGCAACGCCGACAATGCAAGCAAAATTTAATGAGGTTTTAAAAGATCGGGCGCCACAATTCATGGCTAGTATGCTAAGTTTAGTTAACAATGACACCTATTTGAAAAAATGCGAACCTATGAGCATTGCAACTTCTTGTATGATCGCTGCCTCTTTAGATTTACCAGTTGATAAAAACCTTGGGTATGCTTGGGTTGTTCCGTATAGCGGCAAGGCGCAATTTCAGTTAGGTTACAAGGGATACATTCAATTGGCATTGCGTACAGGTCAATATAAGAGCATTAACGCAATTCCAGTACATCGAGGCGAGTTGGTTTCTTGGAATCCATTAACAGAGGAATTTCAAATTGATTTTACTAAAAGAGAATCGGACGAGGTTATAGGATATGCCGGTTATTTCGAATTAGTAAACGGATTCCGCAAAACAAGTTATTGGACAAGACAACAAATCGAGCTGCACAAAACTAAGTTTTCTAAAAGTGATTTCGGTTGGAAAAAAGATTTTGATGCAATGGCCCTAAAGACCGTTATACGCCAAATGTTATCCAAGTGGGGTATTTTATCAATCGAAATGCAAACGGCTTACACAAGCGACGAGAGAGAGGTCAAAGAGGTAAATAATAACGATGGTTTTATCGATGTGCAATTCGAAGAGGCAGAAGGAGAGATTATAAATGAATAATTGGGCTGGTGTTGGACGATTAACGCAAGATGTAAAACTTTCTTATACTCCAAATGGGATTGCGGTTGCTAACTTCACGTTAGCAATCAACCGCCCATTTTCAAACCAAGCAGGAGAACGTGAAGCTGATTTTATAAACATAGTTACTTTTCGTAAACCGGCAGAAAACTGCTCTAACTACTTAAAAAAAGGTTCTTTGGTTGGTGTTACTGGACGTCTGCAAAGTCGAAATTACGAGGGGCAAGACGGTAAAAGAATTTACATTTGGGAAGTCGTAGCGGATCATGTGCAATTCTTAGATTCTAAGAGTGATAGCAAGCCGAATAACAGCGACAAACAACAAAGCAATACAAATAGTGCAGGTACTAATCAAAGCGCCGGAAATCAAGCGTCAGAGCCTAAAAAAGAATTAAAACACAATGACGATCCTTTCGCCAATGTCGGTCAACCTATAGATATTACCTCGGACGATCTGCCTTTTTAGAAATACTTACCAATTAGATTGAGGGGTTGGAACACATGCAGAAAAACAAAGAAACTTTGTACCTATTGTTCTGCAATTCTTGCTGTTCACCCAAAGAAATCACAAAATGGATCATCACTAACAATTGGACGAGAGGTATAAGCGGGGAATATTGCCCAAATTGCCAAACCTTTAACGAGTTACCGGATTACTTGAAAAAGATTGCAAACGATTTAGGAAAGTGACCAATATCAGTAACTATACATAACCAAACGTAGTTACTGTATATGGTTACTCATTCAAATAACTAAGCAGATTCATAGAATTATAGCCATATCGCAATGGTATCTATAAATAGTAACGGAGGGGTACGGATGGCGAACAAAACAAAGGGGAAAAAGCGGCTTAAAAAGGTATTAAAACAGAGGCAAAAGACTGTTATCGCAGTGGCTTTTAGAAATATATTTGTAAAGGCTGGTATCGTGAAATGATGAAACATACCTTAGAAAATAAAATGTTACGTTCTGTTCTGGATATCACTAAAGAGGAGGCTAACCGCCTCCTTGAACAGCACAAAGATCATAAGGGGTTATGTCATAACTGCTCGTATTATCGCCCATTAAAACCAGTAAACGGCTATATGGTGTGCGAATTGTGCGAAGATGAAACCAAATGATTGTTCTATTCAAAAGTGAGGGGGAACAAGGATGAAGAAACGGCAGAAACAGAAATTTTATAAAGCTGTAGCTGAACGTATCAACAACGGGGAATTAAGCAAGTTACCAACCAAGTTAGAGAAAGCGGTAAATGATGCAGTAGATAGTACATTCATTAGCCTACACAATACATGGCGGCTGTGGTTTTGGAGTGCAGATTGCAACATATCAGGAACGGAAGCTCTAACGGAAGAATATAAGAACTTGTTTGATCGTGTAAAAGCAGCAGTACAGGAGAAAACAGGTATTGATATGCAACAATGGGAGTGATATTGCAAGTTGCATGACCGAAACAATAACAAATAAGACCAAAAATCCATTTGGTTTAAAGGGAGAGATGAAAATGAAAAAGAAAATTACATTGTTTGTTTTAGGTGTTATGTCAATTGTCGCTATGGTCGGTTGTTCATCTGAGGCAGATACAGTATCAGAGAACTTGTCAAAATCGGCTGACTCATTTCAAGTACAAAGAAAAATAGTGTTCTTCAACGGTATAACAGA